TGTACTGTTGCAAAAATACATCAGAAGAGAGTGGTCAAAGTAAAAAAAATCGCTTGACTTTTATATCAAGATATGCTATAAGTGTTTTGCCCCGCAGGGGGAAACACCCTCCCTAGTACTAAACAATTAAACCAGAGGTATTTTAAATTGGCCCTTAGTGAATCTGACAAAAATAAACTAAAAAAGTATGGGCTGTCTGGTCTTAACAAACCTAAGCGCACTCCCAATCACCCGACTAAAAAAGCTATTGTAGCTATTCGGGAAAAAGATGGTAGTATTAAGATTATTCGCTTTGGTGACCAGAAAATGGGGCATAACTACTCGGCTGAAGCTCGCAAATCTTTTAAGGCTAGGCATGGAAAAAACATTGCAAAAGGCAAGACTTCTGCTGCATACTGGGCTAACAAAATGTTTTGGTCTGGTAAAGGTGGCTCAACAAAATCCCCTCCTAAATCTCAAAAACACGTTAAGGGCGTTAAGCGGCGCTCTTAGCGTTTTTCTGTTTATGGGTACTGCTACAGCCCACGATCAAAATGAAGCAATAAAACAGTACATAAAAATTTTAGATTTAGAACTGTTTAACAGACACGCAGGGTACACAGCACCCAAACTTCCAATCCCTAGGGCTAAACCCTCCAGACTACCTATACCGCGTTATAAACCCACGCATTCTCTTACTTCTTATAGAGATTTGTATGTCTACGTAGTGCAACCGCGTGATTACATTAGCAAACGCACAATAAAGTGTTACTCAATAGGAGTAAATAAGTATGGCTGGATCGTCAAAATCCCGTGCAAAGAAACCAAAGTCCAAGTCAAAAAGCAAAGTCAATGAGGCTGGAAACTACACTAAGCCAGCCTTACGTAAACGCTTATTTAACCGCATCAAGGCGGGTGGAAAAGGTGGCAAGCCGGGGCAATGGTCAGCAAGAAAAGCCCAAATGTTGGCAAAAGCATATAAAGCAGCCGGTGGAGGATACCGAAACTAATGGGCAAAAACTTGACATTAAATGTTGACATGCAAGATGGGTTTTTTATCCTGTATCTTTTGTTTAGGTTTTAATGAAAACCATTACTGAAGATATTTTCACATGGTCAGAAAAGTTTGTAGAAGTAGATAACAAAGCACTGGGCGGTTGGCCGCTTTGCCCCTACGCAAAACAAGCTAGACTGAAAGATCAAGTTAAAGTAGTCGAAGTTGCAGACGCAAAAGACTTTCTTGACATTGTAATACAGCAAGCAAGAACAATCAAAGAACAGCACAAAAAACTTATTATTGTTGCAAGTGATGACTTTGATTTAGAAGCCCACGAGTTGGGCTGTTATGTAGATGCACTCAATCACATCTTTGTACCTGACGACAGATACCTGATGGCGTTCCATCCGTTTGATGACAGCGAAGAAGTTGAGTTTTTAAAAGAAAACGAAGACGATTACATCTATGAAAATGAGTTCTACATGGTGCTTATTCAACCATACAGTGAACTAGAAGAAGCCTCAGAACAACTTGCAAAGCAGGGTTACTACGAAGGCTGGGAAGAAGAATACTACCAAGACACAGTTTTAAAACGACAATCCTATAGGAGATTACACGATGGTTGGCAAAAAGAAAAGAGTTAAGGCTATGAAGGGCAAGCGCGTCAAAGCTATGGGCGGTAAGACCATGAAAGGCAAGCGAGTTAAGGCTATGGGCGGCAAGACCATGAAAGGCAAGCGAGTTAAGGCTATGGGCGGCAAGACCATGAAAGGCAAGCGCGTCAAAGCTAGGGGCGGCATGACCATGAAAGGCATGAAGAAAAAGTAAGACAATGGCTGAACAAAAGAAGCTTGAGTCTGACAGTAAATACAATCCCCTTGACCTTGATGGTGATGGAATTGTTAGTGATGAGGAAATGGCAGCAGTAGAAGCGTTGGATAAGCACGAAAAGCAAGATGCCCAACGTCGTATGGCATGGATTGCAATGATATCAATGCTTGCTTTTACTGCCCTTGTTTTTCTGCCGTTTTTTCCTGATAGCCGGATCAATGCTTTAGCTGATTTGTTCAGCCTGTTTTACATTGGTATGGCTGGTATTGTATCAGCCTACTTTGGTGCAGCAGCGTTTATTTCTCGTGGTAAAAAATAATGGCTCTTAAAAAACCGCAAAAGTCCTTAAAGTCGTGGGGCAAACAAAAGTGGGGCACAAAGTCTGGGAAACCTTCGACACAAGGTCCGAAGGCAACAGGTGAAAGATACCTTCCTAAAAAAGCAATTGCGGCTTTATCGTCAAAAGAATACGCTGCGACAACAGCAGCTAAGAGAAAAGCAAAAAAAGCTGGCAAACAAGTTGCCAAACAGCCGCCAAAGATTGCGGCAAAAACAAGACAATACAGAAAAGTATAAGGAAGATTTTTCATGGGAACGCTGACTTATCTACAGTACACTAATCGAGTTCTTGAAGATATCAACGAGACTACCCTGTCTGCGTTGTCATCTTCCCGTGGTATCCAGACCGTAGTAAAGAACAGTGTTAATCGTGCCATTAACGACATTGCCAATTCTGAAGTAGAATGGCCGTTTCTGCACAGCGACAAAGAACAAGACACTTACGCTAGTGTTGCTGAGTACTCCTTACCTTCTGACTACAGCTATGTAGACTTTGATAGCTTTATGCTTTTCCCTAAAAATCTTGTAACCAATGGAACCTTTGACAGCAACATAACAAACTGGACAGACGGTTCTTCTGGCACAGGTGCGATAGCCTTTAACAGCACAGGGCCACAGCCCCCGGCGTCAAGGACTGGCGCACTAAGGCTAACAGCGGGTAGCAGTGGCACTGCAATTGCCTATCAAGCCCTGACAACCACAAAGAACAAACAGTACAGAGTTTCTTTTGGTGTTACGTACCCTTCTGGTGGAGACTTAACGCTAAACTTGGGAACCTCTGCAAACGGCACACAGATATCTACAAACAGCGTTACCATTGATGACATCGGTGATTTTAAGTACGTTGAGTTTACTTTTAGTGCTACTGGCACCACTACCTATATTTCTTTTAGTCAGGCGGTAGATACTCAGGTAGACATTGACAATGTTGTTGTGGCCGAAGACTTTCATCCGCACAAGCTTAAATATCTAAGCTACGATGAGTTTCAAGAAACTGTAAAAGAGCGGGATCGTGGCACCAGCATCAGTCGCCTTGGAGTGCCTGATTGTGTGTACAGAACCCAAGATGAAAAGTTTGGGTTGTCACCTGTACCAGATTTAAGCACCTATACTATTGGTTACGAGTACTGGAAGACAACCACCGCACTATCTAGTGACTCCGATACCTCAGACATTCCTGCTCGGTACGAACACGCTGTTATTGCAAAGGCCCGTTACTACGCAGCAATCCTTCGCTCTGACACAGCAACAGCCCAAGCCTCTTTGGCAGAATTTGCAGATCACATGAAAAAAATGAGAATAGAACTGGTAAACAAAAAAGATTACTTCAGGGCTGTTTAGTAATGGGACGTTTTAAAAATGTTGGTGCTGCTCTGTCTAGCACAGACCTAACAGTAGTATACACTTGCCCTACTAACTTTACTGCTATTATAAAGGAAATCTTTATTACTAATGTTGATGGCTCTGCCGCAGTGGACATGACACTTAGTTGGACAGACACAAGCGCAAGCGCAACGTATTCTCTGTTGAGCACACAAAGTATTGCCGCAGATAGTCATCTTAGACTTAACGATGCAAGCATTGTACTAGAGTCAGGTGACATACTCAAAGCACAGGCTGGTGCAGCTAACGATGCAGTAGTTTCAGTATTTATTGAAGAATTATTAAGGCCACAGGGTTAGTTATGCCAGATACATCATTACTTTCTCCTGTAACTGTACCTCTTGGTGGCGGTCTTATCCTTGACCAAGATGACTTTAGCATACCTCCCGGTGCAGCAGTAGAACTACAAAACTTTGAGCCATCTATTAATGGTGGGTACCGTAGGCTTAGTGGCACAACTAAGTGGGATAGCAATCAGGTTAACGGTAGTAACGCCATACTTGGAACTAAGATATTTAACAACGGTGTTGTTGCAGCCGCAGGAAACCTAGTAAGGTTCAGCACAAACGATGGTTGGTCTACGATAGGCACTCGTACTTCTGCTGGTCGTTACAAGTTTGACACATTTAACTTTAATAATACTAACAAGCTTATTATGGTTGATGATGTCAATCAAGCTGCAACATACGATGGAAGCACGTACACGCTAATTAACACTACTGGCGCTCCTGCTGATGCTGCTTCTGTTGCTGTGTTTAGAGACCACATCTTTTTTGCAGGGATGTCAACTAACCCACAAGAAATTGTATTTAGTGCACCCTTTGCAGAAACAGATTTTACTGCTGCTAATGGTGCTGGGTCAATTAGAGTAGATACCAGTGTTACGGCACTGAAGGTGTTTCGTGATGTTTTGTACATTTTTGGGCTTGATAAAATCTACAGGCTTGCTGGTAGTAGTGTTGCAGACTTTCAAGTACAGCCCGTTACTAGAACACTTGGTTGTGCTGATGGGTTTTCTGTTCAAGAGCTAGGTGGCGATCTTATTTTCCTGTCTCTTGACGGACTTAGAACAATTGCTGGTACTGAAAAGATTGGTGACGTTGAGTTAGGAACACTGTCTAAGCCTATTCAAAGACGTATCCAAGATGTTGTTGCTAACAGAGCTAACATTACTTCTACTGTTATTCGTAGTAAAAGTCAGTATCGTATTTTTTACCCTGCTTCTGTTAGTTCATCAGTAGAAGCTAGTAGAGGAGTTTTAGGCACTCTTAAACGGACACCACAGGGCGGCGTTGGTTTTGAGTGGGCAGACACTAAAGGAATTAAACCCTCCTCAATGGACTCTGACTTTATTAGTGGTGTTGAGTACGTTATCGAAGGTGGGTTTGACGGATATGTAAGACAGCAAGAAAGTAGCTCTGTATTTACGTTTGATGGTACAAACATTGTAGCTTTTTACCGCTCACCAGATTTATCTTTAGGTGATTCTGGAATTAGAAAATTAATGCAGCGGGTAATTCTTAATTATGAAGTTGAAGGAACTATTGCTGCTGAACTAAGAATTAGATACGACTCGGACTCTTTTAATGTTGCACAACCAGAGTCTTTAGATATTACCTCTCCCGGTGGTATTGCTATTTATGGTAGTGCTTCTTCTACATACGCCAGTGCTGTTTATGGCTCAAGCGGTGCCCCTATCTTTAGACAGTCAATCGAAGGCTCTGGTTTTCTTGTCGCTGTAAAAATTAATCATAATAGTTCTAATAGAGCTTTTACACTAAACTCTTACCAGTTTGAATTTACACCCGGAGGAAGACGATAATGGGTACAGGTTACGTAAGGCGCAGTACAACTGAGATAGCCACAGGTGAGGTTATTGAAGCCGCCGACTTTAACAATGAGTTTAACGACATTGTTAGTGCTTTCACAGCATCAACAGGACACTCGCATGATGGCACAACTGCTGAAGGCGGTAATGTAACCAAGCTACTTGGTGCTGCAATCACTATTGGTGATGGCTCTGCTGGTGCAGACATTGTTGTAACCTTTGATGGTGAGACAAGCGATGGTGTGCTTACTTGGATGGAAGACGAGGATCACTTTAAGTTTAGTGATGACATTGTTGTAGATGGCACAAAGCGTCTGTATTTTAATGACGAGGGCGGTGAGTATATTCATGGCGACGGTACAGATTTAAATCTTGTATCTGGCGCTGATATCAACATTCCTGCAAACATTGGGCTAACCTTTGGTGATGATGGCGAAAAGATTGAGGGCGACGGTAGTGACCTAACTGTTTCGTCTTCTGCTGTACTTACGCTTGATGCTGGTGGTGGCATTACTATTGACGCAGATAGTGGCACAATTACCTTTGCTGATGGTGGGGTTTCACTTGGCACAATAACCTCAAGTGGTTATAGCGGAACTTCCGCAGTTGCTACCGTTGCTACTACTGTCACTATTACAGACAACGAGTCAACGAATGAAAGCAATGCTCTTATCTTTACAGCCGGTGGTGATGTTGATGGCGGTAATTTAGGACTAGAGTCAGATGGAACCCTTACGTATAATCCTAGCACGGGTAAAGTAACAGCAACCGGCTTTATTGGTGCTTTGACTGGCGATGTCACAGGTAATGTTACTGGTACAGCCGATGTAGCTACAGTTGCTACTACTGTAACGATTACCGACAACGAGTCTACCAATGAAGATAACGCGCTTATCTTTACGGCTGGTGGAGATGTAGATGGCGGCAACATAGGACTAGAGTCCGATGGTACGCTAACGTACAACCCAAGTACCGGCAAGGTTACTGCAACCGGGTTTATTGGTGCGCTAACAGGTACTGCTGATACGGCTACCGTTGCTACTACTGTTACAATCACTGACAACGAATCTACTAACGAGGATAATGCTCTTATCTTTACTGCTGGCGGTGACGTAGATGGTGGCAATCTGGGGCTAGAGTCAGATGGGACGCTGACCTACAACCCAAGCACAGGTGCAGTTACAGCTACAGGGTTTGTTGGTACCACTATCGAGCTTGGACACGCTACCGATACGACACTAGCGCGTTCTGGCTCTGGCGACGTTACAATCGAAGGCAATGCGATCTACCGCGCCGGTGGCACCGACGTACCGGTGGCAGACGGTGGGACAGGTGCAAGCTCGCTGACCGATGGTGGTGTGCTGCTCGGTTCGGGCACAGGTGCCATCACAGCAATGGCTGTACTTGCGGATGGCGAAATGATCGTCGGCGATGGCACGACTGACCCGGTTGCTGAAAGCGGCGCAACCTTGCGGACATCGCTTGGGCTTGGCACTGGCGACAGCCCAACCTTTACGACGGTGACTGCCAGCACAAGCCTAATCCCTGATGCTGCGGGTGGGGCTGACTTAGGCTCAACAAGCGCTGAATGGGGCGATGTCTATGTCGCCGACAACAAGTTCATCAAACTTGGGAGCGACCAAGATTTCACAATTGAGTACGATGAAGATGGTCAAGATACGACACGGGTAGTTGCAGCCGGTGGCGTCACGCTATCGCCGCACGGGACATCAAGCGGTAACACTACTGCTCTCAAGTTTGGCGAACTGGCGGCGGGTGGCACAAACTACGTTGGCTTCAAAGCTCCGGACGCGATTGCAGACGATGTAACTTGGACGCTACCAAATGCTGATGGTTCTGACGGTCAGGTGTTGAAAACCGATGGAAGCGGTGTTCTGAGTTTTGTCGCCGCATCTGGCGGTGTGTCTTTAGCAAACGACACCAATAACTTCGTCGCAACGGCCACTGGCTCGGGGCTGAATGGCGAAGCAAACTTAATTTTTGACGGCGACAATCTTACGATGAAAGGTCCGACCTTAACTGTAGGCGATGCCACCGCTGAAGATACAATGATTGTGTTTGATGGAAACGCTCAAGACTATCGCATCGGGCTTGATGACGGCACGGACACATTAGAAATTGGCTTGGGCAATGCACATGGCACCACAGCGCACATCATTACAGACGCAAATGGCATTGTACGCACGCCGTTGCAGCCAGCGTTTTCGTCTAGGCGGTCTTCTTCAGGTGCGACGGTTTCCCACGGCGCGACAACGAAAGTAGCCTTCAATACCGAAAATTTTGACATCAACGCAGACAACGCAACAGACACTTTTACTTGTCCTGTGGATGGCCGCTACATATTCACTGCTGTCGTTATGTTTTTCGGGGTCGGAACAAACAACGGCGGTAGACTCTCTCTCTATGTCTACAAAAATGACGCATTGTTTGGCGAACTGGGCCGAAAGGCTTCCATCAGCGGCGCTGGCCTGCCTTACACCGAGATGTCAATCGAGGGCAGTATCATTATGGACCTCGATGCAACAGATGAAGTCTGTCTTTATCTTTATAACAATACCGGAGCGACCGTCACGTTCAACTCTGGCACCGAATTATACAACCATTGGGGCGGCGCTCTGCTTGGGTAAAGGAAAAAAATATGGCAAATGCAAAAGCGACAATTAATCTTGATATGGACATTACAGCTATCGTTAAAGCGGCTGGGAAAACTTGGAATGAGAACACAGCACCTTACACTTTTTGGCTGGCTGGCACAACGCTAACAGTTGCCGATTGCGACCAGAGCGCGTTGGATGCGGCTGTCGCTGCACGGAATGTTTCGGATGACAAGGCTGCCCGCGACATGGCTGATCTCCGGTCCAAGCGTAACGGCCTGCTTGCCGCGACAGATTGGTGGGGAGTCAGTGACCGTACAATGAGTTCTGAGGAGACAAAGTATCGAAAAGATTTGCGTGATTTACCCGCAAACACTTCGGATGCAAGCGATCCTACATGGCCTACAAAGTCTTAACTAAGGCTGATACTAAATGACAACTTTTGTTGACTTGTGGCCTATTATTTCTGGACTCATAGCTGTTGGCGCTATTGGCGTAGCCTTTCGTGCAGAGGTACTGGTGCGTATTAAGGTGTT